CCTATATCCCAAGTCAAGGGTCAATTAGTGCTACATGTATTTCTGATTTCGCTGAGCCTACTTCTACAAATAGGGTTGTTGGCTTTGATTATTCCTTAGCTGTTTCAAAAATACCCTACTATACAATTGGCAAAGAATTCCCAGTAGAAGTAAAGCACATTGATCCAATTGAATATTCTGCAACTGTTCAGTTGGAAGTAGATGATTTTTTCTTAGAAAGTGGATATACCTTTTTAGANGCAAGAGGTGACAGGTCGGTATCATTCTCCATTAATGGAAGAAATGGAACCACCCTTCAGTCTCTTTCTATTCCAAATGCTTGTTTGGTTTCGGAACAGTTAAGCTCCAGTGCAGATGGCGCAGTTCGTTTAACCCTTAACTATATTGGTCACTCATGAGTGAAAGTTTATTTTATAATAGGGATAATAATATTTCAGGGGTTGCTATTCCTTCTGAACTAGCTGGATTGTCCCTCACTCCAGTCTATGGTTCCACAGTGCAATTTGAAGCACGAAATCACAGCTATACTACCGATGATTTTTATTACAATTTAATACCACAATCCGTCAACAGTTTGGGGGCAGTTTTTGCGCTCAGATATGATGTAAATGAAACTAATGCTCAAAAGCTCGCAGCTTTCTTTGAGGCTCAATCTGGTTATCTTCCGATAGAATTTACTCCCGATAATGAGGGAATTTATAAAACAGTTTCTGGTTTTTGTGATAGCTATGCAATTAATTATTTAAATAACCAACACTTTGAGGTAGCTGTTAAATTAAACGTTGACCATGCCCCAACACTTTTAAACTGGTCGGGTATGGGGACTTTCCCTAATTTAAATTTTGCAGGATGGGAACCCTTTACTTCTTACGAAAAATATGACATAGTTTATTCAGGATTAAATCAAAACAAGTTGGACAACTTTTACTATTGCAGTGGAAATCATACATCCTCAGAATCTAATAGTCCAACTGGGATAAGCTCAATGTGGACCCGAAAATTTTTCTTTGAGCCTGATATTGGAGGACAAAGCAATGTAAATATTAAAGCCGATATTATTGAATATCAAAACTCATTTGTTCAGAGGCTCAAAACAAATGATAACATTGCTACTTTTAATATGAAATATACCTATAGCAATATCTCTGACCATCAAACAAAATGTATGATTCAGTTTTTAGAAAACAAAGGCGGCTATAGGAGATTTGAACACCAAATTCCGTCTGTATATAATAGACCAAAGGTTTATTATTCCGCAAATTGGGAACATACTTGGAATTATTATAATTCTAATACTTTAACCGTTGATCTTACTGAAGATCCTCTGGGCGTAATACCAACAGGAACTTAAAATGGCTAAAAAATATATTAAAAGAAATAATGCCGTCATAGCCTCTCAGGATTCTAGCAAGGCTTGGTCATACAGCAATCAATCGCTAAAACTCTATAAGATGGGACAGAGTTTTGATTATTCAGTTGCTTTTCCTAACCAAAGTCCAAAACAAGTAGGAACTCAAGAAGTTTCCTTTGAGGAAACATTTTCTCAACCTGATGTTAATTTAGCAATTTCCTATATCCCCGAGCCAAATTTTTCCAATGAAGTAAGAGGCAGATTTATAGATAGCACTAGCAACTGGACATCAGAGTTTAAAAATATGTTTAATACCACAGACGCAACAAATATTTATGTATTTGTGGGGGATGACCAAGCAAGTGATTTTATGGATAATATTGAATTTTATTCATCCCTTAATTTAAACGGAGATTCAGCCCTTGCTTTTGGTAATTGTTATCCAACCTCTTACAATCTTACTTATGGAGTAGGATCACTTCCTATTGTTTCCACTAGTTATATTTGTTCAAATATGGTTTTTGACCAATTAACGGGAACCCATATGGAGATGCCAGCCATTAATTTGACAGGAGGAAATAATGATGGAGTAGGCTTCTGTGACTTTACCTTTGCAATAGATCTTACTAGCACCTCTGCCGAAAAAAAACCTGTAATTGTTAACCCTACGGATTCAAACAGTAGTGTGACGTTGGAAAATCTTCAGGTCGGTGGACAGAACCTTTCTGGAGTTCACTATATTCAAGCCGTAGATATGTCTGTAGATCTTCCCAGAGTATCTAACTATGGATTAGGAAATGACTACGCATATAATAGAAAGGCTCAGTTTCCCGCAAACGGTTCCTTTAATGTCTCTTCTCTAGTCTCAGGAATGGAAAGTGGTGCAATAACAGGAGTTTTAAACAATAACGAAGACTACGGCTTTCAACTAATTCTAGCCTCAGGATCGAAAAAAATGATTTATGAAATTGAAGGAGCAAAGCTCAATTCCGTAAATTATGGAATGCCTCTAAATGGGCTAATGAGATTTGATGCGTCCTTCAGCTTTAAAGTGAGCCAAACTAAAGGGTTGAAATTAAGCGGAACTTATTATTAATCGTAGTCAACTTTTACGTTTTTACTTTCGTAAGTTTTACCCTTGCGATTTGGATGTTCTGCCCCATTCCTCTCTTTGGCATAATTGTCATAAAACTTTTCTTTTATAGGATCTTTTCCCCCCGCTTTTTCGGCTCTTTTTTCGCTAAGTTCTGCTGATAAATTCATCATATCCCCCAAGGTTCCTTTTTTGTTATAAGTAGCATCAATAAAGTGCTGTTTATTATAAGGGTCTACCTCATTATCAATGGAGGCATTGGGGGATAGAAATACCCTATCCCACTCAACGCCGTCCTCTGAATAAACGTGTTCATCATTCATCCCTTGGAAGACTTCGCGATATTCTTCGTGTTCGGGATGCTTATAAACATAAATAGGCATTATTTAATTTGAATTTCCCGAGCTTCTGCAACGGTTTTTTTAGGAAGGGTCAACTTAAGAAGTCCATTTTTCAGATCAGCGGAAATGTGATCTTCTGCCACCAAATCATTTAAATGTAATTTAAATTTTTGGGAGCGGTCCTTATTTTTTGCCTCAAGTTCTAGAACTCCGTCAGAAATTCGGATAGAAATATCTTTCTTGCTGAAACCAGCTAATTCAACCTCTGCCGTATATACGTCTCCTTGATCAGATACACATGACTTCTTTCGAATCATTAGATCTCTGGGTGACAAAACATTTAAATCATTAAAAAGTGTATTAATTAAAGTATTCATATATTTATATTATAGCATTAAATATGCCTTTCTTCAACTGCTATATATACAGTCTAAAATGGCATCTACTGTTTTAGAGTAGGTAAATTTGTCTCCAAGTTTTTGTCCTTCCGTGTTAATTTGACCCACTCTAGACTCGGCTTTTTCCATGGCCTCTATAGCTTCTTCTTCGGTCCAAGTGTGGAAAGTTCCTTGACTGAATGGGCCATCCTTAGAAAAGAATACTCCGTCTTCTGCTGGCATTTCCCCCGATGGTTCTATGAGAATAGAGTTTTCCTTCGTAGCCCAATCTTTATGTGAGGTGCAGTTTAGAACTATACTCCACTTTCCTAAGCAGGTAGCGTTAAAGGAAGGCAAATTCCAACCCTCTCCTCCCGATAGTCCTGTTAAATCAATATCAATAGCGTTAAGAAACTCATTTACTTCGCTATTTTTTGCTAAAGGGGGAATAATATTTAAATTATTATAATTTTTACCTCCTAGGGTGTCAGCCCAAATGCGTTGCATTTGTTCAGGTTGAAAGTGTCGATTTGTAACACAGCAGGAAAGCTGATATTTGGAATTGTTTCCATATTTTTTTAGCCACGTTTGAATAATTTTTTGGGTGTGTTTTCTTTTTTCAAACTTACCCATTAAACCAAAATGGATAACATCTTTTAAATATTCTTTACCTGTTGGCTTAAAATCTTCATCAAAACCCAGTGGAATTGTCTGAGTATTAGAGAGTCCCTTTTCCTTAAAATGATTTTCGGCTGAACTGCAACTAAAAAAAGTTTTTTCCTGAAGGGAACAAATTGCTGTTTCTATCTCAGTTGGCTTATTACATTCATAAAATGTAAAAAGATATTGGTCTTTGGTTTTACGGTTTTCACTACCATTAATATGCCAAAGCTTTAAACAGGGGATATCAGCACTGATGATTTCCCATCTTTTGTTAACCCCATCCTCAATATATTTTTTTAAGTCATCAGATAAGTCATACGCACTTAACTCTATTTCTCCTGTGGGAAAGATTGCTACCTCGACCTTTCTTCTGTGAAGCTCCCTAATGATATTTAGGGATACGTTACCGAAGCTAAGGCTATTAAATGGGACTTCTAAAACTAATTTCATTAAAATGGAACGTCATCTCCTTCTGCCTCAGAATTTCCATCACTATCTCCATCTTTTTTCTTAGCAGAACTGAGAAACTGGAGGTCTTTGCCTCTGATGTGATATTTGCTGAAAGTTTTTCCGTCTTTTTCCCAAGAGGACATGCAGAGTTCTCCCTGAACAACAAATTCTCTTCCCTTGGTTAGATATTTTTCGGCAATTTCCGCTGTCTTGTCCCAATACTCAATATCAATAAAGCACTTGGTTTTGGCGTTGGCGGTTGAAATACCCGCTCTAAGATTGGCTACTTTTTTTCCCGTGGTAGTAGTCTTTACCTCAGGGTCTTTAACTAAATATGCGGCTGCTGTGATTGAATTAAACATAATTTCCTTCTTTTTTTACTTTGTTAATAAATCTATTGTGAACATTAATACATCCTTGAATACTCATGCAAAGCTCTTCGGCTATAGATCTCCAAGGAGTGAGCTTATTATTACCCGACCCGTATCTCATGTCAATTATTTTTTCCACTCTTTCGTCTTTTTCTTTTTTAAGACATTTTTTA